CGTCCTACCAACGATCTCATTGGATCGGGTTGCAGGTAACGGGTTCTGACCGTGTCACTAAGTGCGTTAAAATGTTGAATCGGAAGCAGCACCGGCTTGTTGCGGGGGATGATGATCGTGTGGGTGTCCACCGTGACCGGCACCGGACCCAAGTCCCATACCTCGTCTCCACTGTCAATCTGAGCCACCACATGCCCATCGGCTGGACGATGCTTGACATCAACAACTTGGGCCATCTCCAACCCCTCCTTAACGAAGGTGAACTGATCCTCACCTGTTCGTTTGTAGGATTCGTGAAGCGTTGGCTCCGGTAATTTGTTCTCTTCTGGTAAAAGTCCTCCGGCTACTGCCATTGGTCTTCTCGCTTTTTAAGGGTTGCTAAATTCCCGACGCCCCCCACGATGGGAGACATCGGGAGTCAAACGGTTAAGAGTACGCTACGTTTGGCTCGAAACGGAAATCCACCCAGAAGTACATGTCTCCTGCGGTGGCAGCGGCTCCAACGGTGGTTACGGTTGCCCGTACCACATAGTTGTCTTCGCCATCGTCCGTTGCGGTGTAGGCCGTCACGGCGGTCATCTGCTTTGCAGCAGGGGACTCGGTTCGGGCTGCAGCCTTAATGCTGGTGGATGCCAAGAAGGAATCCACTGTATTGATGTCGCCAACCTGCACAGCGGCTGAAGTGCCGTTGTCGAAGGCGGTCTTGACGACGACGTTGGCCTTCTCCACGATTGCGCCTTCCGGCACAACAATGTCAAAGGTGTAGGTTCCTGCGGCGGCAACATCCGCTGCTTGAACCCGAACATGCTTGCTCGTCTGAGGCATGTTGATGTGTTTAACGAGAATCGATTCCATTATTATCTCCTAACTTGGAATCGCCCCACCCAAGGGTAGGGCTATTGTAATTAGATGTTAGTTGCGCCAACTTCGATGCGGTAGAGATAGAGATCTTGCAAGATTACACAAGAATACATTGTGTCCCATGCAACCGTTCCTCTCTGTCCCAATGGATCGCCAGGGCCAGGTTTTGGGCTCACTACCTTGGATCGGAGTGAATCCTTCCCACCCAACGTGGCACATCCACCGAAGTCTGCAGCCATTATTACAATTGGGTACACGTCAATGTTTCCGCCAGTGGACTTGAGGCCGGTAGCACCTACCGCCGCTCCAGCACCTTTGAAAGGCATCGCCTGTGTGGTCAGAATGAAGCGAATTCCGCGTGCGGCTCCTACCTCTCCGTCCATCACATCACCCTGATCGGCATACTGCTCAACGGGCACATAACCCGGAAGTGCTTCCAGATCCTGACGTAGATCCACATGGCCAATCGCAACGAAGGACTCACGGATTGGGCTGGTGGAGACACCGTCGGTGGCATCCAACTGCTCTTTCAACTTGGTCGCGTCGTTGTTCTCCAAGACTCGGATCGCACGGTCCAACAAGGTCGTTGCCGCTGTTCCTGCCGCAGCGTTTTTGTTGGCAATCGTGTAGTTCACGTCACTTCTGCCGGTTGCTCCTGCAGAACGTGCGTACCCTACCTGTGATCCTGCTCGGAATTCCTTGTAGGAGATGAAGTCCAGCGTCTCGCCTGCTTGCTGCGCCTGTCGCTCTGTGATCACTTGGACAATCGGATCGTGGCTTGCGGCCAACATAATGTCGGTGGTGTTCACATACGAACCATACTGCTGCAAGTTGTGCTTGATGGTCGTGTGCTGGAGATTTACGAAATTCGGGGTCACCCCTTCGGCAATCGGCGTGTCCACAATCGGGAACCGCTCGTACCGTCTGTGACGAATCTCCAGACCCTCTTTCTGTGGCTTGGTTTCGCGTTGAGCAAATTTGCTGAAGGTGAGTAAACGCTTCGCAATCGGAAGCATTCTTTTTTGGATGGTGTAGGCGTCGTGCTTGCTCAGATCACCGTAAGATGATCCCGTAAGCAGGCCAGTTCCTGCGTTGATAGCCATTTTTCTGTCCTTTCAACAGGCTATCTGGTCATTAACCTAAATGGTTAATCAACAGATAGTCGATTCTTTTAAATCTAGACCGCGATGGACTCCCAAAGTTCTTCGTCCGACATGTCCTCTGGTCGTCTCTCCGACTGTCTAGGATTACTATTCTTTAACAGACCCTGTGCTGCCTTCCGGCGTACAGCGCCTTGCGTCTCTTTTGGTGGCCCCTGCGGCTGCTCCACCGTTTGTTGTCCTGGTGCCTCTGCGGCTGTTGCTTCCTCTCTGAACCTTTCCCGCCCCACTGGGGTGTTGAGAAAGTCGTTCATGACTGCCGCGTGATCCTCCGGATTCATCGATTGTGTCATTGCCGCTAGGCGTACCGGGCTGGCATTGACGTATTCGTAAAACTCCGGACTCTTGTCAATATCCATGTAGTCCCCACCAACATGCGTCCTCATGTAGGCTGCGTGCTGCAACCGATACTGATTCGCTTTGTACTGCTGGGCTACTTGCTCCAAGTTTTCCAAACGTTCGTCTGGAACCCCTGGATTGATGTTCTGTGTCGCCTTAGCGATCTCATGAGCAATGAGCTTCTTGTACGCAGAAGTCAGTTCTTGGAATTCTTCCAACGTCTGCTTGGTGTTCGGGTCAAACCAGTCTTCGTCCAACGGAGTTGGCTCTTTTGACGTTTCTGGAGCCAGTGGTTGTTGCTGACGCATCTGCTCCAACGCTCGTTCCATCTCCAACCGCTCCAGGCGTAACTGTTGGAACTGATCCCTCAGTTCCTTCGTCTCCTCGTTGCGTCGGTGGAACTCCCTCTCCAAATCCCGGTACCGCTTTTCGTAGTTGTGCTGCTCCTTCTTCTCCTCGGCGGTTGGCTCAGAGGGTGCCTCTACTTCAAAGACCTCTGATTCCCCCTCTTCCTCGGTAGTGGAAGATGCGTCATCACTTACGTCCTGCGTCTCCGGCTCGGACTCCTCTCCTGCAGCAGCAGGAGGATTTCCTGCTTGGTCCCATAACTGGTCATCCGTCAACTCTGGGGCTGTGTCCTCCACTGTGGGAGACGCCACCGAAGTTTCTTCACTGACTTGCCTTGACTCTTCTGCCATAGTTGCTCTCTCTAGGTTCTGCGCTTCTCAGGGTGCCCATTGAATCATGGATCTGAGTTTTGGCGGACGGCTTGTGGGTTCATTGGCAATGACAAGACCTCCTGCATTGCCTCCCGATAGCCCTTCCATTGGGCAAATTGAAGCCTCTTGGCTTCGGTTTCGATGTTCGCAGATACCAACTGCTCCTCCGTGTCCTTGATCGATTGGAGTAAATGCCGGTACAGCACTTTCCAACCGGGCGATTCCACTAAGGTCGTAATTAGCCTTGCGTCCATCAATTCATCATATTCGTTTGGTCATTGGCTTCCTGGCGCTGCTGCGCCATCAACTGGCGGGGATTGCTCTCTCCTCCCTGCGCCTGCAGTTGCGCCTCCTGCCCCCGCTGCTGCGCCAATGCATTCAACTGCGCTACCTGCGCCTGACGCATCCTCTCCTGTTCCTGTTGCGCTGCCTGCATCGCCTGCTGCTGTGCCGCCTGCGCCTGTTGCGCCTGCATCGCCTGTTGCGCCTGTTGCTGCATTTGTTGCTGTTGCAACTGCTTCTGCTGCTCCTCGTTGATCAACATGCTCATTCCGTAATAATCTGGTATCGCCTCCCGCAATACATTCCCCTGCCTCAATAACTCCATCCGCTCTTGAATCTGACTCTGGCGGATGTCCTCGCTGGCTGCCTTCTTTTCATCCAAAATGGCCTTCGTCTTTTCAAATTCGCTGCGTAATTGGAGTTCCTGCTGCAACGACTGGATCTTCATCTGCTCCATCTGCTGCGCTTGCTGGGCCTGCTGCTGCGTTAGCTGTTGCTGGGCCTGCTGAACCTCCTGCTCCGATTTGACGATCATCTCCGGATCTAGATTGAACGCTCGTACCAACGGCTGCACAAAGGCGTCGTAGCGGATGTAGTTCTGTAACTGCGGTAACTGGCCAATTGTGGAAAGGAACTGAATCAATTGCGTGTTGTGGACTTCCTTTGCTACATACTGCGTCCAGCCTGTGCAGATCGCCTCGTAGTCCCCCTTCAGACTCATGTCCCCACTGTCTACCATGATCCAACGGTAGATCGCCTCAATGTTGCGGGTGATCATGTCTGAAACCGAACGAACAACATCCGCCGTCTGCTTGTTCGCGTTGCTGTTGAGGATGCTCATCCCTGTCGCTGTGCGGGTCTGCGCCGGAGACATGTCCCCATACCCAATCGCCGTCTGACCACTGTCGAGGTCTGCTTCTTTCTCCAAGACTTGGATTAGGTTGATCAACCCGTTGGTTACGTCCGGAATCACTACCGAAGAAAAAGCGTCCTGCACACTCATCCCCGATCTGACCTTGAACTGCTTGCCTGCGCGGATTGACTCCAGGTCACTGCCACTTTCAAATGCTGCCGGATTGACCACCGTCATCGGGACTGCCGATAATTCCTTCCCTTCGACCAACATCGCGTAACTGAAGTTGATTAAATGCTGGATGTCCCGAATCGCGTAGTAGATTCCATCGCCCCAAATGCTCTCCGGATTCCGCTGCCAGTACGCAAAATCATAAGGCTTGCGGCCATCAAACGGGTTGATCGCCATCTTGATCACCTTGTGGCCGACCACATGGCAGACAATGTCCAACGTTCCTGTGAAGTCGTCCTCTATCGGTAGATGCGCCTTTAGATCATCCGCGTCCATCTTGCCCCAGAACTCCAGCACCTCAAATTTCTTCACCCGGTGCGAGTTCGTCTCGTCCAACGTCTTCGGATGCTCACTCTGGTCCTGCCCCTCTACACTGCCAATGTTGTCACTGATCACCTCATCGATGACCTCCGGCAAGAACCCTTCCTGGCTTTTTCCCAACTCCCGTAACTGAATCGATGAAAGGAAACTCCGGTGGATGATGTACTCCGCGTCTTCTGCGCTGCTGGCCTCTGGTGTTGGGAAAATGTTCCAAATGCTTACATAGTCCACCGATGGAACCAGTTCCGATTCAATCTGAGCCTCTATCTGCTCCATGAACTGGCCCGACATCGGGTCCATCACTTGGCTTGTCTGGTATACCGGATAGTTGATGTACTCCAGCATCGGGGACTTCGTGACACAGGTGCCGTACAAGCAAAGCTCATGTACTGCGTCCTGCAACGAATCCAAGTAGTGCGTCTGGTCCAGCACATCCCGTATCCGATCCTCCATGTTCTGCGCTCTCTGCTGCACTGCGTCCAGCAGTTGATAGCCCTGCAACCCCTGCTGTACCAAGTCCGGAGGCAAGTACCTCGGCTTTCTGGAAGGGGTTACCGAAAATGGGATTCTTCCATCGTCAAAGAGGAGACTGCCGATCTTGACCTTCGCACTGTTGACCTTGCGGCGAGTCTGGTTGATGAAAATCCCCCTCCTCGCGGCAACGTTGTCCCCAGCAGCACTGCTGATCTTCTCTGGATACTTCGCACGGTACGCATCATAGGCGTCCCGCCAGATCAACTCGTTCTCCTGACGGTACTCCTTGCTCTTCTCAAACAACTCCCGAACCGCCTTGCCAATGTCGTCCAGTGGGGCCGACACAACCTTGACCTCTACCTCCACTTCCGATGGCATCTCGTCATCAAATGACTGCAGATCTGGATCACCTCCTTCCTGGGCTAGAATTTCTTCTTCCGTCATTCCTGGGGCTACTGCCATTACTGCTTCTTTCGGTTCGCCGTCTTGCTGATTACTCGCAAATTGCTTGATTTGTTGTTTCTTGGGTTTCCATCGCGGTGGTCCACTTCCTTACTCCGGTCCCCCTTCGTAAGGCGTCCCGCTCCCACCATGCGCCGACGGGCCGTGTTCCTTGCGGCACGGGCCTTCTTCTGC